GGAGGACCCGCCGGATTTGCACGGTTGATCCGCGCGGGATAGGCCCTGCGAGCCACGGAAACGGCCATTGCAGGCCCGTATTCCTGTCGATGGCATGGTCATAGCCTACGATGATGCGCGGCCCTTGTAGGGCTTCCTATCGCCTCAGCGTGCCGTGCGCATAGCCTGCTCGGCAGCGTCCCGCAGGTTGGCCTCGAACGTCTTCTGCACCGTGGCCTTGCCGATCTCATGCAGGCCCAGGCGTGGCCGCACCTGCGTCTGCGTGCGCAGCTCGTACAGCAGTTGCACGCCTGCCCGCTTGCCGCGCGCATATCGTGCCGCCAGGTAGGTGCGCCCGTCCTTGGCGCGCAGTACGAATGCGCGCTTGCCCAGGTTCGCCGGCAGATCACCGCGGGCGATCATGCCCGTCTTCGTGCGCCGCACCGCGGGCATCGGCACGGCGACGTGCTTGCCCCCCGCTTGTTGCGCCACCTTCAGCCCGCCGTACTCCTGCCTGCCCATAAACGCACTGTCCCGGCTGTACACCGTCGCGATCAGCTTGTCCTTGCGGGCCGCCACGATGCGGATGCCCTGCACGATCCACTGCCGCCTGAGCGTGAACCGGCTCGGCATCTCGCCACGCACAGCGGCCTGCACGTCCTGCGCCGTGCGGGTCAGCGCCTTCGCCACGGCGAACGGGGCTTGCCGGGAATCGAACGCGCCCAGCATCGACTCCAGGCGGGACAGGTCAGCGGTAACGGTCATCGTGATCATGCCCGCATGATGCGGCCCGTCGATGCCCGGCGCAAGGTTATGACGCCGTGACGTCGGTGACGCGGTTTCCTATATACGCCCCTCGCGCGGCATTTACGCAACACTCCCCCTATCCCCCCCCTGTTTCCTCTTATATATATAACCCTGTCATAGGTGTCATAGGAGTCATAAAGGTAATGGAATCAAGGGGTTACGCGATGACGCCTTCCCCCTCCGGTGACGCCTAGGTGTCACGCTACGCCGGTCCGATCTGGCGCGAGCAACAGCCGGGCCGTGCCGGTCCGCTTGGCCCGGTTGCCGTTCAGCGACCTGATGACGCCTGCCGCGCGCGTGGCGTCACTCTGCGATGGGCGGTCCACGCCGCATTCGATCAAAATGTCGGTCGCGCTCCGGTAGCGCCAGAGCGTGTCCGGCGTGTCCCAGCGCAGGCGCGACTCGATGCGCTCGACGATCGGATCGACGACCTGGAATTCCTCGTTCGCGGTGTTCAGCCGAAGCATCTCGTCCGGCGTCAGGTACCAGGACTCGCCCCGACGATAGATCGTCAGCACCTCGGCCCACAGTTGCTGCATGTTGATGCCGTGCGAGTGGTCGATATGCTGGGCCTCGATCGTCCAGTAGCGGCGATTGCCGGTGGTGTCGTGCAGAAACTGTTTCGGGTTGACCGATGCGAAGAACACCGTGCGCCTGGCGTATTGCGACTCTCGCCGGGCGTAGGCCCTGCGCAGCACGTCCGACTTGTTGGTGATGAACGACTTCAACGCGGCGATGTCTGACTTGCGGAACGTGGCGTCCAGTTCGCCGAGTTCGACCAGCCAGAATGAGCAGACTTGCTTGACGCTGTCCTTGTCGTCCGGCCGAAGCAACATGCCGTCTTTCAGCACGCCGAGATGCTCTGGCACCAATCCTTTGAACCATTTCGTCTTGCCGAGATACTGATCGCCCTGCAGCGTCAGCACGCCGGCCGCGGACACGCCGTCTGGCTGGAATGCGGCCGCCACCGCGGATATCAGCCAGCGCCGGATGAGGACGGCCTTCAGCTTGTTGTCTACGGCGTCGATCGTGTCGTAGAGGTCGGCCAGGCGGCTTTGCCCATCCCACGGCGTCGACTCGATCCACTGCGCGACCGGGTTGTGCAGGTTCTTGTCAGCCAGGTAGGTGACGAAATCGCCGATTTTGTCCGTGGGCATGCGCAGTCGCGCGCACCAGCTGGTGAGCCACGACAGGCTGGCGTTCGCGCGGTTGTCGATGCTGAACGACTCGCCGGGTATCAGAATTTCCTCCTCCTTGCTGATCACGTTGTATCTCAGCGTAACGCCCAAGCGGCGCGTGATTTCGGCCAAGTTTTCGATCGTCGACAGCGGTCGGCCCTTGTCGTTGCAGTCGGGCAGCAGGTCGTACAGGCCCGCGGCCGGCGCATTGTCGTTCGCCGGCAGGATCTCGCCGGTTTCCGGGTCAATGCGCTCGGCCTGGCGCGTGGCCGGCGGCTTGGGCGCGCGCTTCATGCCCAGCTCCTCGGCGGCAGACTTTGCCGCGCGCTTCGCATCGCCGCCGTGTTCGTAGTGCGCGAACAGGTCGAACGGCGCGACGGGCTGGCCCGACTCGTCGCTGCATAACGGGTCGGACGCGTGGTGGATCCACGCACGGTTCGTCTCTGAGAACACGACCACGCCGGCCAATTTCGTGCCGCTGTGCGGCGACAGATAGCGCCGGCCCTGCCGCTTGTAGCCGTAGCGTTCCAGCGTGGCCTCGATTCCGTGCGCCTGGTCGTAAGCGTCGATCACGCTGTCGCCGCGGTGCTGGCGCGGCCCAGTGACTGCGGCCGGCGGATCTGTGCGCGACCACGGGCAGCACGCCTGCAGCTGCGGTTTCAGCGCGTCCCAGTTGCCCCACAGCGCCAGCAGCCAAGCCGGCGGCGGCTGAAACCCGGCGGTGTCAGCCGGGCGGGTCAGCCAGATATACGGCTCGCCCGTGTCAGGGGGGATGCTTGGGGGCAGCACGTCCTGGCGCTGCTGGTTGTCGTTGGCCGCCCGCAGCTCGAACACGGTCGATCGTCCCGGCCCGTCGCGGCGCGGCCAGGTCAGCGCGTGGTAAGGCAGCGCCATGTCGTCTGGCACGCGGAACATGATGCGCATGCCGGGCGCGCGGCCCTGAATCGTCGGATGCTCGGCGCGCAGGCTGTCCAGGCTCCAGCCGAACTCGTCGCATATCGTCTCGGTCGCCTCCAGGTCGTCGACGTCGAGGCTGCACATGCGCGACGGACCGAGCGCCAGCCCGACGTTCGCTGTCGGGTTCGCCTCGTAGTACGCGCGCGCTGCGGCCGGATCCTGCAGGACGTTGCGGCCCCAGTCGTCGGCAACCGGCCGCTTGCTGCGCGGCGGCAGCGGGACCAGTTGCAGCCCGTACCTTCGGACGTAAACCTCCGCGTAATCGGCAGTTGTGCGCGTCATTGCTTGCCCCGTCCGATCTCGCCCTGCAGATACCGCACGGCCAGCGCAACCGTCGTCGGCACGACGATGCGCCCGGCTTTCCAATTGCACAGCGTCGTCTCGGCAACGCCCAGACGGCGGCATATCTCGGCGTTCGTCAATCGCATCGCGCGCTGCGCCTCGCGCAATTCCTGTCCGGTCATTTCAGCGTGCCGTCGATAACCGCCAGCAGCTGCTTCGTGGTCGCCCACGGCAGCCATTTCTGTGCCGACAGCGCGGTGCCGATGCGCTTGCGTTCGGCCGCGGCCACCAGGTCGGCGAACTGCTCAAGCTCGGCCAGCATTGCGCCGATTTCCCATTCGGCGATACCTGTTGCCCGCGCGAATCTGATGATGTCGTCCTGGCTCATGCGCAGCGCCCCAGTATGCGATCGACCTCGAGACACGCGCGCATCACTTCGTCGGTGCGCAGCGTCGGCAGCACTTCGTCCGCGTGCGTCACGGCCTGGCGCAGCGCGCGCAGTTCGTCGCCGGTGGCGCGGTACGTCCCGGTGGACGCGTGCCGGTCGACGACACTCTGCAGCGCAGTCAGCGCGGCCGCCAGCGTCGACGTGTCGCGGCCGGTGTCCCGGAGCGCGACGTACACGTAATCGATCAGCGCGGCCAGCGAATGCCGGGCCGACTCCAGAGCGTCGGCGTCGCTCGACAGTTGCAGCGCCGACAGGGCCGAGTACGCGGGAATAATCAGCGCATCGCGCATGCGCTGCATGATCGGCCGGCCCACGGGCTTGGGCCGGTAACGCTTGCGGGGCTTGGTGCTACGGCTCATTTCGTGTTCCCTCTCTCGCGGATCAATTCTGCAACGCGGTCGGCCGCGCCGGCTTCCTGCACTTGATAGAGTCCGTCGTATATCGACGCTACGTTGTCTGCGATCTTGGCGCATGCCTCGCGCTCGATGGCGGCGACCCGGGCGGCGAACCGCGCCAACTCGACGACCATCCCGTCGATCTCCGGGCTGTGCAGCCCCACCTCTCGCGCCAGCTCTCGCGCCAGCTTGGCGATGTCGTCGCGGGTCACGATTTGACCTCCAGTCCCAACAACTCCGCTTTGAGTCGTGCCAGGAACTGGTCCTCCCCGTCGTCACCGGAAAACAACCAGTCTGCTCGCTGGGCATAGATGTACGCTTTCCTCAGGACTCGCACAGCGTCGCCGAGACGCGCGATCACCTCGGGGCTGTACTGCCGGCCTTTCTGGTATCCGTACTGATCGAGCGTCAGGTCGTCGTTGTTGATGATGACCTGCTCGATATCGCTCGCGATATCTTCGATCCTGTGTTGCGCGTACGCAAAGTGCCCGCCGCTCATTTCCCCGCCTCCAGCGCGGCGCGGAGCCGCTCAATATCTTGCATAGCCCGTTGCGCCACAGGGCATTCGGCTGCGCCAATCCCGTGCCGGTCCCGTTGCGTATGGTGCAGGGCAGAGCACCAGTCGAATCGGCTCAGCTTGTCTACGAGTTCAAGCACGGGCTGCGCCGCCTCGCGCAGCGCGGTGATTTCCTCGCGCAGCGCCTGCGTTCGCTTGCGCTCCATGTGCGCTCCGTCCATGTGAGCGATGGTCAGCGTGTTGTCAGCGCGGAGGACCGCGAGTTCTTCGCGCAGCCGCTCGACCTCGGCGTAGAGCCGACGCAGTTCGGCTGCGGATCGTTCCATCAAAACTTTTGGTCCGGTGCTGTTCCAGCACTCTATCGACATCATTGAATCAGCGAGTTTCAGCGCGTCGTTTTTGCTGGGCTCGGCCACCGGCTGCGGGGCGTCGAGCGGCCACCGGCGGACCTCCCTGCGCACGGTAACGCCCGAGTCCGGGGTGCAGCCGCCGGTGATGTCGGTGTACTGCGACACCTGGGGGGCGGGCGGCGCGGCGTACAGCGGAATCAAGTCGCTCCCCGCTGGCGGCGCGAACGGGCACACTTCGCCAGTTTCCGGATCAAGCCAGCGGACCTGCTCGGCCACCGGCTCGTCGGCGAGGGCAAGCAGCACATCCGCCGCTTCCTCGTCTGCCTGATTGCCGACTCGGCGGGCGAGGGATGCCAGCCGCAGCGCGGCCTGTCGTTGTTCGGGTTTCATTTCCGCCCCCGCACAAAAACGCGCCACGCAATATACAGATACAGGCCGCCGGTGATTGCCCCGAACAGGCCCATCGAATAGCAACTCATGCTGCGGTCTCCGGAAAAAACGCGCCGATCGTGACCGGCGCAACGGCACGCAATTCGGCCAGAACCGCGCGCGCGACGTCCTGGTGCTCACGCTGGGTGCTGGAATCCAATCGCACCTGCAGATACGTGATCCAGCTGCGCAGCGTCCCCGCTACGTAGAGCCTGGACGTGGTCAGGCCCTCGGGCAGCAGCGCCCTCGCCTGCTCCTTGGCGATGCCTTTTGAAAGCGCCCAGCGGTAGCGGTTGAGGGCGATGTATTGGACTTCCTCCTGTGCCTCAGCCCACGCGATCGACAGCGCGTCGTCCTCGCAGTCGAGGCTCGACTGTCGGTTGCTGTGGTCCTGAAGCCTGCACTCTCGCAGCGGTGCCGTTGGCAACTCGCCGGCGGTGGCGTAGCGCTGGCTGAACTCTTGGAAGCTGAACGAACGGTGCCGCAGGATCTGCCTGGCAATGTCCCGCGTGGTGGTGACCTCCAGACAGGCCGAAGCCATCTCGAAGGGCGACCAGTGCTGGTGGTTCGCGCAGTAGCGCAGCAGCCGACTGACGTCGGGGTTGTCCTGGTGCGCCGGGTTCGACACCCGGGCGCAATACGCCAGCACTTGATCCGCGCCGACCGTACTCCACACGATGCGCGCGCTCACTTGTCGGCCTCCTTCTGCCGCAGAAACTCCTGCAGGCGTGCGATGCGCGCGCGGTGGTACTCGACCATTGCCAACGCGTATTCCGCGCCGGTTTGGGCCTCGAGCAGGCCGCGCCGGGCCTGCTGCAGTTCGATGGCGGCTATTTCCTCGGGCGTCGAGCGCCCGAACAGTGCGAGGATCCGGCGCATGGTCAGATGCTCAGCAAGAGGATGCAGGCCAGGTACAGGCCGCCGGCCAGGGCGATCGCCCCGGCGAGGACGGCCAGCGGGCCGGGTTCGTGTTCGTGGTGCATGGTGTGCTCCCGTGGTTGTTGATAGGCTTCTCGGACCGACTCCCGTCGGTTTCGGCCCCTGCCACGGGGCCTCGTCAGCGAGGGTCAGCTGTTGCAGTACGCTGACCACAGCGTGCGCATGATCTCGTTGGCGTCGTTGTCGGCCGACGTCTCAATGCCGTTCACGTAGTTGCCGGTACTGCGGCCGACGCGCGCGTCGTGACCCTGCGCGATCAGCCAGTCGCGGAACTGCTGCGACTCATCGTTGTCGTTTGCGATCTCGATTTTGTTGGCGGTGGTGGTGGTCATGGTGCTGTCTCCGGGTTGTCGCGCCGCGTCGTGCAGCGCATGAGTTGAATAGTACTGCAAAAATTGCAGCCGTGAGCGCGCAACAGGCCGAGTTGCACAAACGCAACGGATTAGCGTTTCATTATTTGCAGTGCGTCGTCTGCTGACCGCGCAATCCCGGCCCGTCCTCCAGCGTCACGCACGGCGCGGATGAAGTTCTCCTGCGCCTCGGTCGGCCTGCCGCGCGGGCCTTTCACCTCGACAGCGCAGAACACCGCCACCGTCGAGCCGACCATCTCCTGCGTCACGGTGACCGGCTGCCAGCCGATCAGGTCAGCGCCGCCGGGGTGGCAGACTCCGTAGCGCACCAGGCGGCCCCGATCGTCGGTGTATGCGCCGACGTTGTTGCGGAACAACACCACGCCAGCGCGAGAGAGCGCCAGGCGCACCTGCTGCTGGACGTGGGCCTCGGTCATGCTTTCACGAACGTGCCGTCCGGCATCAGCGTACCGCGCCGGTCCTTGATCTGCTCGTATGCGCCGGCGAGACACTGCACCGGATCCAGATTGCGCACCGCGCAATAGTTGATCAGGCACACAAGGACGTCGCCGACCGCGTCTTCGATCGCCGGCACGTCGCGCTTGCCCTCGGCGTCAGCCAGTTCGCCAAGTTCGCTGACGGCCTTGAGCAACTGCGATACCGGCGTCGCGTGCTGGAGGATGCCGCGCGCCTCGGCCCAAAGCACGATTGCGAGGTGCAGTTCGTCGAATCTAGACATCGTCGCCCCATTCGTTCAGTGCCTGAATCAGTTGTTCAAGGTAGTGCTGCGCCTTGCGGGCCTCCTGGCGGTCGGTGTCTTTCGATCCCATCCGCATCAGATACTTGATCGCGTTGCCTCTGTAGAACCCGATCCGCTGCTCGCGCGGCCAGGTGTCGACGACGTCCCATGGCTGCACGCCCATGCCCAGGTAGTGATCACCGCCGACCTGGCGGCGCGACGGGGCGGGCGTCGGCGGCCGCGACGGAATGCCGGGCCGGTTCGGTGTCCAGTTCGACGCCGTGTCGCAGGTATTGCACGGCGTTGCGAGCATGCCGCGCGCCTCATGCGCGCAGGTCCAGCAGTCGGGAGATTGGTTGGCCATGATCAGAACGGGATGTCTTCGTCGTCCGCATGCTGCTGCTGCTGCGGTGCCGGCCGCGCGGCAGCTGCCTGGCGCGGTGCCTGCGCGGGCTGTTGCTGCTGGGAATCCTTCGGCGCGAACATCGACAACAGGATCGACTCGCCGCCCTTGCCCGACAGGTCCGGCACGCCGGCAGGCGCGAACCAGCGCGCCAGCATGATGAACTTGTTGCCGTCGTCCGCTTGCATCACCGCGCCGACGTTTTGCCAGCGGCCCTTCGTCTGGCCGCTCGCGCGGTCCTGGTACTCGCCCGTCTTGACCGCGAGGTCGTAGAGTTTTTTCGCCACGATTGTTCCCTGAGTTGTTGAGGTTCCCCGTCTTTCCGGGGTGTCAGGCCGCGCACGGTGGGAGCAATCCGCCACGGCCAGCCGCTGTTTTTCGCCACCTGCGACTGGGCTACTGCCTAGATCTCCTGCGGGCGTCGCGCTTTGTCGCGTAGAGCGCGCGCAATGCCGGAAGCATAGTCTTGACGCTCCCCGGATATTCGGTGCGGATCCAGTCCGCCGTCTGCTGGACGTACTCCAACGTCTGGTCTTCCCGTGCCAGAAACTCGAGCAGCGCTTTCTCGTCGGGGTGCTGTTTCGGTTCGGCGGCCATTATGCAGCACTCCGTCTCTGTCTTGACGTGTAGATAAACCGCGCCCAGCCGGGCTTGTACCCGCGCACTCGCGCGATCTCCTGCAGGGCCTCCAGCGTGCGAGCCTGGCCGACCTCCGCGCGTCGCTGGCGCTGCACGGCGAGCGCGTCGACCTCTTGCAGTTCGCCGTCGGTCTCGTCGATCGTGCGCACCTGCAGTTCGGCTACGTAGCCGCACGACGGACACGCTGGCTGTGGCGGGTATACAGCGTAGCACCGCTCGCACTGGCGCACCGGCGGCGGCTCGTCGTCGCGTTTCGATCGCCTGGTGGCCGGCTCGCCGTCGAGCGACCAGTCGCGGTCGGCCTGTGGCATGCCGTGTCTCAGGCAGTTGCCGACGTGGTCCAGGATCACGGCGCGGTCCTTGCCAGGTGCCGGGCGCAGCGCGCGGCCCACCTGCTGCAGGAACAAGCCGGTGCTCTGCGTCGGGCGCAGCAGGATCGCGGCCGACACGACGGGGATATCGGTCCCCTCGCTGACGATATCGCAGCTGGTCAGCACCTGTACGCGGCCGGTCGACAGGCCGCCGATCGCGTCGTGCCGCAGCTGGTCGGGCATGCTGCCGTCGATCGCCTCGGCGCGATATCCGGCCGCGCGGAACTGATCGCGAACGTGCTGAGCATGCGCAACGCTGACGCAAAACGCGATCGCCGGTTGTCCGTCGCACAGTTTCCGGTAGTGATCGACGGCGCTGCCAGTGATCGTCGGTTTGTCGACGCGGCGGCCTAACTCGGCCTGGTCGAAGTCGCCCATGCGTCGCTTGACGCCGGACAAGTCCAGCGCCGTCGGCGGCGCATAGACGACCGGCCGCACCAGGTGCCCCATGTCGATCAACTGCTGCACCGTCGGCCCCGTCACCAGCGCGTCGAACACGTCGGACAATCCGCGGCCGTCGCTGCGGATCGGCGTCGCCGTGACGCCAAGCACGCGGGCGGCCGGGAACGCGGAGACGACCTTGCGCCAGCTGCCGGCGACGGCGTGATGCGCCTCGTCGATCACGATCAAGTCCGGCCGCGCCACGCGGTGCAGCCGGCGGACCAGCGTCTGCACGCTCGCCACTTGCACCGGCTCGCCGTTGCGCGGGTAGCCGGCCGCGATCAGCCCGTGGCGGACGTGCATCGCCGACAGGCTGCGGCTGGCCTGCATCAGCAGTTCCTGGCGGTGGACAAGGATCAGGACGCGGTTGCCGCGGGCGACGGCTTGCTGGCCGACGTAGACGAACGTGAACGTCTTGCCGCCCCCTGTCGGCAGCACGAACAGCGGCGCGCGCGCACCGGCCGCATACGCGGCGCGTAGCTCGCTGACGGCCTGCTGCTGGTACGGGCGAAGGTTCATTCACAGAGCCCATAGATGCTGCTGCACATCGGGCCGTCGTTGTCGACGCGCAGCCAGTCGTACTGTCTGCCGCCTCTGCTGGTCTTCGCCCATTCGACGACGGCGTGAATGCTTGCGACGCTGATGTCGGTTCCAACACCGAACGTGCTTGAGCCTCGCTTGCTGGCCTTGCTGACAATGCGTTCCCATTCGGCCACCCGCTCGATCTCCGCCGGGAATCGGCGACTGATCTCCAGCAGTTCGTCCTTGCGCGCATGGATGCACGGCATGCATCCGACGCGGCCCATGCCCTGCTCGTACAGAGGGTTGTGCTTGATGCCGTGCCGGCGATGCATGTCGAAGCAGTCCTGCGCGGTCCACTTGAGGATCGGCCGGTAATTCCACAGTTCGCCGCCTTCGGGGCCGCCGCCGACGCATTCCAATTCCGGCAAGTCGCGCCGCGCCGCGCTTTCATCAGCGCGCACGCCTTGCCACGACCAGATGGTGTCGCCTTGCTCCATCAGCGGCATCTGCACCTGTTCGATGATCGGGTTTCGCTTCAGTTCCTCGGAGCAGAACCGCGCCTTCGTCGACGGGAAACGACCTTTCCAAATGCACAAGTCGAGGAACGGATTGCCGGTCGGTTGCAGCGCGCCGAGCGCGCGCAGCACTTGCTCCTCGGAGACGCCCTGTTCGCGCCACTTGGTGGCGACGAATTCGCGCTTGCGTGCGATGTCCGCGCGGAAGTCGGCGCGCACGGTGCGGATCGGGAACACCTTGTCGCTTAGGTACTCGACGTAGGCATACGTCTGCGGGTGTTCGTGGCCGGTGTCGGCGAACACCGCTTGCAGGTTCTCGACGCCACGCTCAATCGCGAGTAGTAGCAGCGCGGTCGAGTCCTTGCCGCCAGAGACTGACACGATGTTGTGTTTCATTCGACAGCCGTCCAGCCGAGGTCGAACAAGATCGCCAGCGCGCGGCAGACGACGCCGAGCATGACGACGGTCGACGCGATCGCGATCACCGCGACGCAAAACGTGATGATGCTGACGACAATAGATTTCACGATGCCCCCTTAGATTTACCGGCAATTCTATAGACCGCTGCCGATGTCATGTGTTGTTTTTACGCGACACGGAAGTGCAGCGGCAGACGGAATGCGGTGCATAATTGTGATCCGCATTGACAACCGATGAAGGGAGAGGAAGTGCAGCAGATTATCGAAACGATGTCGAACGAGGACTACCACGCCGCCGACGGTATCAGCGCCAGCGGGCTCAAGCTCATTGGCAGGTCGCCGCTCCACTACTGGGCGAAATATGTGGATCCGAACCGCGTGCCGGACGAACCGTCGGCCGCGTTCCGGCTGGGCACCGCGATTCATTGCGCCGTGCTGGAACCGGAGCGGTTCAGCACCGAATACGCCGTTGCGCCGAAAGTGGACCGGCGCACAAAGGACGGCAAAGCCACTTGGGAAGCCTTCGAGACCGCATGCATTGCGCAAGGTCTCACCGTGATTTCCAAGGATGATCACGACACCTGCCAGGCGATCAGCGAGCGATTGTCGAAGCATCCGGCCGCATCGGTGCTGTTCCGCACCGGCGTCGCCGAGTCGTCCCTGTTCTGGCAAGACGCCGAAACCGGCGTGCTGTGCAAGTGCCGGCCGGACTGGCTGATTCAAGGCGTCGCCATCGTCGACGTGAAGTCGACGCCAGACGCCAGCGTCACCGGGTTCGCGCGATCGGTGGCGAACTACGAATACCACGTCCAAGCGGCCTGGTATCTCGACGGCGTGCGCGCGTGCCTCGGGCCGACAGCTGCATCGGCGTTTATTTTCGCTGCGTTCGAGAAAGACGCCCCGCACGCGGTCGCGTTCTACAACGCGGACGCCGATATGATCGAACTGGGCCGGCGCGAATACCGTCGCCGGTTGCAGATTTACGCGGCGTGTAAGCGCTCGGACGTGTGGCCCGGCTACCCGCCCGAGATCGCGTCGTTGTCGTTGCCGGCGTGGCTGATCAAGGCTGCGAACGATAACCAGCCTGGGCCAGCGGCGTGAGGTTCGGCAGCGTATGCAGCGGCATCGAGGCCGCCAGCGTGGCATGGCATCCGCTTGGATGGCAAGCCGCGTGGCTGGCCGAGATTGAACCGTTCCCCAGCGCGGTGCTGAAGCACCACTACCCGACCGTTCCGAACCTTGGAGACATGGCCGCGCTGCCCGAGCGCATTGTGGCCGGCGAGGTCGAAGCCCCCGACCTGTTCTGCGGTGGCACTCCGTGCCAGGCGTTCAGCGTGGCCGGACTGCGCCGGTCGCTTGACGATGCGCGCGGCAACCTGTCGTTGACCTTCTGCGAGATCGCGAATGCAATTGATGTTGTTCGACTACGTGCAGGAAAGCTTGCGTCCATCGTCTTCTGGGAAAACGTCCCCGGAGTCCTCTCCACCAAGGACAATGCTTTCGGATGTTTCCTCGCTGGCCTTGCCGGCGAAGATGATCCAATCAAACCACCAGGGAAGAGGTGGACGGACGCGGGTGTTGTGCTTGGTCCCCAAAGAGCAGTCGCGTGGCGAATCCTCGACGCCCAATATTTCGGCCTGGCCCAACGACGCCGCCGTTTGTTCGTTGTCGCAAGTGCTAGAGACGGGTTCGATCCCGCAGCGGTTCTTTTTGAGTTCGAGGGCGTGCGAAGGGATTCTCCGCCGAGCAGAGAAGCGCGGCAAAGCCCTGCCGCAGGCGCTGGAGCAGGCGCTGCGGTCAGTAGCGGAGAGCAACCCTACGCCGTCGGCAACACACTGACCGCGCGCATGGCGAAAGGCATCAACACCACGCTGGACGAATGGCAGACGCCGGTGCTACAGCCGGTCGCCTTCCACCCCACGCAAGACCCGATCAGCAGCGCGGAGGTATGCCACAGCATCGGCGCGAACGACAATGCGACGGCGGCGGTGGCGACCGCAGTGCAAGTCCGCCGCATAACCCCTGTCGAGTGCGAGCGCCTGCAGGGATTTCCCGACAACTACACGGCGATCCCGTGGCGCGGGAAGCCGGCCGATCAGTGCCCCGACGGCCCGCGATACAAGGCACTCGGCAATTCTTGGGCGGTGCCGGTAGTGCGGTGGATCGGCAGGCGCATCGCGCTGGCC